GATTACTCTACTTTGGTATTGAGAAATTTCTCAACACTAATCAAGGATATGCAGTCCTTTGGGGGTGAAGATGCGCTTGAACCAGAATTTGGTACAGTGTTCCTATCCATCCTATTTAATGCAGATGTTGATGCAGTGACCGAACAGGTAACTAAGGATTCTATTATCGATTTAGCAAAACAATTATCGGTTGCATCATTTAATGTTAAGTTCACCGACCCTGTTAAGACATTTATTGAGACTAGAACATTCTTCCAGTTTAACCCAAACTTGACCACTTTGTCAAGGAATACTATTCAAGATACAGTAAACAATACAATTAAAACTTATTTTGATGACAATACAGGTAAATTCGGACAATCATATAGACGTTCTAATCTGTTATCATTGATTGATGACGTAAGTCCTGCTATCCTTTCTTCTCGTTCAGAAACATTTGTCCAGAGACGATTCTCACCAATTTTGACTAGTGTGGGAGATCATACATTACGATATGTTGTCCCTTTAGCATCACCCGATGATGTTAATCACATCATAACATCAAATCAGTTCACACTAAAGAATAAAACTTGTGTCCTAAGAAACAAACTAAATAGTAATAAATTAGAAGTGTTTAATACTGAGGATAGTGAAGTTCTTGTTGACAATGTGGGTTCTTATACTGGTGATACAGTAAGTATTGTTGGTCTTCAGATAGACAACTTTATTGGTTCGGAAACTACTATTAAGTTAAGTGCAAAACCAGCCAATGAAAGTGCAGTTACACCATTTAGACAGGATATTGTTGAGTTCGACACATCACAATCATTCTCACGTATCGTTGACGTTGAATCTGGAGTTACTAACTAATGAGTAACAGAAATGATGTTACTTTAACCGACCTCGACCGAAGGGAACTCACTTTTATTGATCATAAAGTTGAGGACATCCTTCCAGAGTTCTTTAGTACTGAATACCCCAAACTCATCTCGCTGTTAAAAGAGTATTATGGGTTCGAACAGGATGACTTATCTCCGTCAAAACTCGTACACGAATTATTCTACAGTAGAGACATTACACAGACAGATATAAATCTTCTATCATTTATTGAAGATGAATTACTGTTGGGTCAATCTTACTTTGAGGGATTCAAAGACAAACGTGCTGCAGCAAAATATTCGAATCAGTTGTATCGTTCAAAGGGAACTAAATTCTCTATTGAACAGTTCTTCCGAACGTTTTTTGATGTTGACCCCTCAATAGAGTATACTAAAAACCAAGTATTCAAGGTTGGTGAAACTGGTTCTGAGATTGGATTCAACTCACAAAAATATCTGACTAATGATAAATTATTTCAGACATTTGCGATTCTAATCAAGACTGATATATCACAGTCAGAATGGTTAGAACCATACAAATTATTTACACATCCAGCTGGGATGTTCATTGGTTCGGAAGTTCAGATTATGTCGGTCGTGACAGATACCGTGACCGCACCACAAGTTATATTAGAAAATCCAGCACCCATTGCGGTTCATTCTGCCGCAGGGTTTTTAGATCAAGGAGTTACAGATTTGACCGCTATTGTGGATGACCTATATACTGATTCAGCGGGTGTTTATAGTCGTATCAATGCGGAGTTCAACTCACTTGAAGACTTCTCTCTACAACAGATACAGACAATCAATAATCAGTACTCATCTTTGCGTGAGGCACAGATTGCGGGTTCACCAACATTCGATGATTCGGATGAAGTTGGAACCAATGGTATGGACTTGAGTAACAACTTTGCATTCGAAACACTCGACCAACAGAAACACGAATGGTGGAGTGCAGACTCAGATCAATACCTAAAAAGTTTTACATTATAACATATAAACCTTATAAATAGTTAAATAACAAACGGACTATAAAATGGCACAACAGACATTAAACAGGGGAACAACAGCAAACGATGGTACAGGTGATACCCTTCGTGTTGCTGCCCAAAAAATAAACGAGAACTTTACAGAACTCTACACGTCTGTTGGTGGTGACTCTTCGACTGTGACACTCAGCCAGTTGGGTGTGGTGTTCGAAGGTCAGGCTGAAGATGTACATGAAACTACATTGCTTGCGGTGGAACCTACCGCTGATAACAATGTATATCTTCCCAATGATAGCGGAACACTGGTTCTGGACAGTTCTTCTCAAACACTGTCTAATAAGACTCTTCTTGTTCCCACAATGACAACCCCGAAGATTCAGGATGCCAATGCCAGTCACACTTACAACATAACAGTTGGTAACATCACTGCGAATCGTAACATTGCGCTTCCTGTATTGGGTGCGGGTGATACCTTTGTATTTGCAAACCACGTTGAAACTTTATCAAACAAAACATTACTTACCCCAACAATTAAGAATCCAACTCTGGGTGGTTTAGATGGTGGTGCATCGTTACTAGATAGTTCAAGTAATGAATATCTCAAGTTTGCTAATGTTTCGAGTGCGGTCAACCATGTTGAGATTTCAAACTCTGCAACAGGTAATAGCCCATCTATAGATGTACAGGGTGGGGACACTAATATCAGTCTTGAATTATCTGCGAAAGGTACAGGTGGTGTCGAGATTAAGAACAAATTAGTTCTAGAGAAGGGAACAGATGTTTCCACAACAAGTGCGGTAGACTTAACCGAACCACTGACGGTATTTAACTCAGGTAGTTTGATTCTTCCTACTATTGCTGATGGCGCAATCCAAGGTGAGATGAAGACTTTCATGAATATCGCTGCGGGTGAGGCAAGATTGACTACAGGTTCAACATCAAATATTTATGGTGTGGGTAACAATGGTCATGTCTCGTTTGGTCAGGGTGATGGATGCATTCTTGTATGGAACTCAACGGCAAGTAAATGGTTTTTCGTATCTAATAACGGTACAACAATAGGATAACATAGAAAATGGCGATTATTACAAACCCAATTAAAAAGCAGGTAATTCAAAATCTGAAGGATGATATAGATTCTTCGGGTACGCACTACTATGCGGTGATTGGTCGCTCTGAAGATTGGAACGATTCGGACATTGCACCGGCTCCACTAAACACTGCAAGAGAAGAAAGAGACTTTCGTCTTGGATTACAGTCTGCGAAAAAGGTAGTTGACCTTTCGTTTGTGGTTCCTCGTTATAACTGGTCATCGGGTTCGATCTATTCCGCATATGATGATGCACAAATTGGTTATCCTACTCAGACATACTATGTCATGAACGACAACAACCAAATTTATATGTGTATCCAACAGGGTAGAAACGCACAGGGTCTGGCACAGGTATCTACAGTTCAACCCACAGGTAATACGGTGGGTACTCCATTTGATACTGCGGATGGTTATATTTGGAAGTTCTTGTACTCCATTGGTGCGTTGGATGCGACCAAGTTCGTTTCTGCAAACTATCTACCAACAAAACTGGTGTTATCCACTGACTCGGATTCTCCTGCTGCTGATATCGAACAACAGGTAGTACAGAACAATGCTATTGCGGGTCAGATTATCGGGTATGCAGTTGACTCAGGTGGTACTGGTTACTCATCATCACCCACTGTATCAATTGTTGGTAATGGAACGAAGGCAAAAGCTGACGCCACCATCTCTGGTGGTCAGGTAGTCAATGTTAAACTAATTGATAGTTCTGGTGCTTATACATTAGGTTCTGGTTATAATTTCGCTGAAGTGGTCATTACAGGTGGTGGTTCACCAACTAAACCCGCTAAAGTACGTGCAATCATTGGAAGTTATGGTGGATTTGGTGCAGACCCAAGAGATGACTTACGTTCTACCGCAATCATGTTGAACAGTAAACCATCTGGTACTGAATCAACCGACTTTATTGTTGGTAACGATTTCCGACAAGTTGGTCTATTGAAGAATCCTAGTGACTCAACTGGTTCTGCATTGTTCACTGCTGATACTGGTATCTGTTTGAAGAAAGTTAATTTCAGTAGTGTGACTCAAGGGTTTACTGCTGATAACAAAATTGTAGGTGGAACTTCAGGTGTTCAAGCGTTTATTGATAAAGTTGACTCTGCAAACATATGGTATCATCAAACATTAGAAACTGGTTTTGGCAACTTCTCTGCTGGTGAAGCGATCACAGAAGTGAGTGGTAATGGAGCTGGTGTATTGAATGCATCGATATCGCCTTATGTGACTCCCGAAGTAGATACCACTACTGGAGAAGTCCTATATATTGATAACCGTGCTTCTGTTACTCGTTCGACAGATCAGACCGAAGATATTAAACTCGTAATCCAAATTTAAGGTAAAACTGATGTCAAAAACATTTACATCCAATGTATTCTCTTCATCATACAAAGACGATTTTGTAGATAGTGATAACTACCACAGACTCCTCTTTAATAGTGGACGATCTCTACAGGCAAGAGAACTTACTCAGTTACAGACTATTATCCAAGAGGAAATAGGAAGATTTGGTCGAAACATTTTTAAGGAAGGCGCTGCAGTAAATCCAGGCGGCCCAACTATTAATAATGATTACGAGTTCATCAAATTAAACACACTGACACACCCCCTACCATCTGACCCACAAACATTGGTCGGAACAGTTCTTACTGGGCCGAACATTGGTGCTGGAAGTGGTATTCAGGTGCGAGTACTTGAGTTTGTTGCTGCTACAAGTAGTGACCCCTCAACTCTTTATGTACAGTACATTAATACTGCATCGGGTGTATCTGGCGAAGAACCTATCCGATTAGCTGCTGGTAATGTGATGACCAATGTGGGCGCATCGGTCACATTACAGGTTGCAAATGCGGTTGGTACAGAACTACCTGTCGGTCGTGGTTGTCAGATTTCAAACGCAGAAGGTGACTTCTTTACTCGTGGACATTTTGTATTTTCAAAGGGTCAGTCAATCATCCTTTCAAAGTACACAAGATATCCAACCAAAGTTGTTGGTTTCAAAGTAACCGAAGACATCGTAACTACCGCAGATACGGATGCATTGTATGATAACCAAGGTGTAACACCAAATTTATCTTCGCCTGGCGCAGATCGTTATCGTATCCAACTTACCTTAACAACCAAAGACCTGATTCAAAGTGATGAAAACTTTGTTTATTACTGTGACGTTCACGAAGGTAATATCGTTGACCAAGTAAAAGGTACTGACGATTACAATAAGATTAACGATGTCTTGGCGACAAGGACTGAAGAAGAGTCTGGTAATTATATTGTTAACCCATTCACCATAGATTTCGAAGATTCTGGTGATAATATTATTGCAACCGTATCTGATGGTGTTGCATATGTGAATGGTTATCGTGGTGCGACCGAGAAACCTACTCCACTTACAATTGCAAAACCTCGTACATCTCAAATAATTCCGAATGAAGTATCTGGTATCTCATATGGTCAGTACTTCATATGTAGTGAACTGAAAGGTCTACTTGATGTTGGGACTTTCGCTGCACAAAACCTATCGACTCATGCGAGTGACCCATCAGGTAGTGTGATTGGTACTGCACGAGTCCGTTTCATTGAAGAAGATGGCGCAAACTTCCGAGTGTATCTATTCGACATCAAGATGAACTCTGGTCAGTCTTTGCGTAATGTTAAGACTGTTGGTACTACCGCAACTAAACGTGCGGTTCTTATTTTAGAGAATAGTAAAGCAGTAATTAAAGAATCACAAAAAACTAATTTGGTATATCCATTACCGCAGGCACGACCCAAGTCACTTACTGACTTCGACTTCGAGGTACAACGTGTTGTAACTGGTACTGCAAGTGGTGCCTCTTTAACATTGTCCGCATTGACAGTTACAGGTGAGACATGGGCAAACACTGCTGATTGGATTGTTACTCGTAATGACACAGGTGTAGTAATTACTAATGCAACATTTGGTGCTGCTGGTACTCAGTCGATGACAGTCACCAACCTCCCTAATACAGCACTTACCATATATGCGAAAGTGAACAAGGCTTCACCCGCACTCAGACAGAAAACTTTGGTCGAGACCACTGTTGCTGCTGCAATTGATTCAGATGGTAATGGTGTTAAGTTTATTCCTATGGGTGTCGCAGACATCTTTAGTGTGGAATCTATCA